TTGATTCAACGGGTGTACGAACTGGATTTAGACCTAATGAAGATGCCCGACGTACTGGTAAGATTGTGAAGATAAGAACGTTACAAAATGCAGACGTTATGACTAATGCTACCTTAGCAGACTGGATAGTACGAAACAGTCCAACATACGGCTTTTACTTCATAGGTGATGATCCAGACACATTTTTATTTCTAGACGTCCCAGCAACATTAAACAACACCATTGTAACTGCGTTTCAAAAATTTGGCCATAAAGCTTTTCTTTATATTAGTACAATAAAAAGAATTGTTCCACAATACGACAATAGAGATGTAAATACTATAATAAAAGGTGTATTTGATAGTGGGCAACCTGATCAAGCTATTCAAGTGTTTCACGATTACATGCAAGCGTATATGAATGATGCAAATTTAGGAGCAAATAATGGTGTTGGAAATAACCAAGTTTGGGCAGCAAAGACTGCAAAAATTGAAAATAAAATGTGGCTGCTTGGCACTGAGAGGTATACATAAACTACAATAATGGCATTAAATTTTACGACAGATTTTGTTAAGAGGTTAGAAACTGATTTAGTTCGAGGAGGGTTTAAAGACTCTACTGAGTTTGCTCGTGCTATTACAAAATACTATATGCAAACGGTAGTGAAAGGAGCTCCATTAGGAATACCTACATCACTGCCATCACCAGCATCCTCAGGAGCTCCTGCACCAGTAGGACCGCCTGTAAAAATACCTTTTCAAAAACGTGAAAAAATATTTTACAATACTGTAAGGTCATATCTCTACGCAAAAGAACTAGCAAACGGTCAGGGATATGTTAAATTCCTAACTCGCGATTTGCAGTACTTGGTAGACCAAGCAAACCAAACACGAGCAGAAATCACAAGACTTGTGCAGGATGTTAAAGATGTCGATAATAAGATAACAGAGCTTAAGGAGGAGATACAAGCAATTGGTCCTAACGTACAAAAGTTTATTGACTCAAAAAAGCAGGCTTATAAGGAATTAAAAGAAGAAATTAAAAAAACAACAGAAGCATTACGACTAGTAAACACAACGCAAACCTTCTTACAAGCAGGGGCAAGTACTGCTGAAACTAGCTTTGCAAGAGAGTTAGCGTTAGTAGAGACATTAACCAATTTTAAATTTAATATCAAGCAGCTTGGCGCTTCGATCAAAAACATCACAGACATACTTGATGAAGCTGCTAAAATCACCAAGAAGTATCAAAATGATTTTAGCACTAGTGCCAACATAAGAAACTACATATGGAAAAAGCTCAAAGCATTCGCTAGTGAGGTATTTGAGCTTTTAACAGTTTTTATAAACCCAGGACTATATAAATCGTACTTTAAAGAACTACTCTACGTTCCGTACGCACAAAAGATGGCAAAAATAATGCTAAGCATTATTAACAAAAACGAGTTCTTAAAAAGAAAAAAGAGACAGTTAATAGTAAGAATTAATTTTCATAAGCGCGTCTTGAAAAAAATTATTGACGATAAGATCGTTAATGTAAGAGACGCTATTTCAGATAAAGCTGACAAACTTGTAGGAAAACTATCAAATACAGGACTCGTAAGAGGACTACAGCAAACAATTAAACGCTGTAATGAGGAGATACAGACGATAAAGCAATGGACTGTTGATACTGCAAAAGTAGTTAAGTACTATGTGAGTCTAATTTTGGATGGTATAAAAATTATAAGAAAAATTGTTCTATTGGGTGAACAGTTGCAAAAATACTATAATTTAGTATTCAAAGGAGATATTATAAGAGCAACACGTAACAAGGTAGATAGGCTAATCGAAAAATACGAAAACCCAAGTTTAAACATAGCTGAATTGTCGCTAAAGGGTGTGCAAAAGGCATTTCGTACAACGCAAGCTATAACGCAAGCAATGATACAAGTAATCCAAACAACCTTTAGAGTGTCTTTAGTGGATACGACTAGATTCTTAAAACTTGAGTCAACTAAGCTAGATGCTATGTTAATAGCAGCTGAGGACATATTGGGTAAGGATATACCTAATCTTATAAAGAAGTTACAGAACCCTCCTACAAGACAGCGACCAACACCATCACCAGCCCAAGAGCAGAGCAATGCGCCAACACCGGTACTACAACCACCCACAATAGAATTACAGCAGCTAGAGGGAGAAGTGCAAATATCTATTAACTCCAACGAACCACCAAAGAGAAAAAAAGTAAGGCCTGCGGATATTATTGGATTAATGGAGAGAGCGTTGCTGCGTGTTACGGAGATATCTCGAACAATCCGTGAAAAGATTGATAAAAAAGTAGAAAAGTTAGCTAAGGATTCTAAAAAGTTACAAGACAACATTACAGATTTTTTGAATGAAATAACCAACTTTGATGCAACACAAAAAAAGATAAACCAAAAAAAAGGTGAAATAGATGAAAAGCGTATAGAAACGGAAGAGAAAAGAAAAAAGATGATTTTGATTGCAAAATCGTCTATTTTATTTGGTAAAATGGCAGTGGTTGGTGTGCGAATTGTAGATCGTGTTGCACCACCTCCAAATATAAATCCACAAATACCTAACGTGAGTATATCGCAAAACGAAGCTGATATACTAGACCTATATTCACTATACGGGCAATGGCAAATTTTAACCAAAAAAAGATCGAGAGATGAGGTGAGAATCAGTACTATTAGGGTAAAAAACAAACTTAAGGATTTGAAAGTTTACGAAAAGCTATTTGAGCTTGGCAAGAGCTTATTTGCAGAGATAAGCGAATCGGAGAGCTTTAAAGCTTATATAAAGCAAGCAATACGAGAACAAGCAGAGCAACAAGCAGACGCAATAACTGATCGATGGAAATCCTCAGCAGCAATATTTGAGAACTTAGTAGCTAATCCTCCAAAAAGCATAAATGACTATGTAAACGTACCATTAGCATTAACTGAGTTTCTGAACATAAACACCAGCTTGATTAAAGGAGAGAGTATATACTTGAAAAAATTTAAAGCTAAAATAGCAAACATACAAGACGAAATCCCAGAGACAACTCAAGATCCAGTCCTAAAATTTTTTCGAGATAGTTTGTTAAAAAAGGCTGGAAGTGTAATTCAATTATTTATTGACCTATTTGCTCGTGGTGTAAGGTTCCTAAAGCGATTCTTAAAGAAGGTCATAGTAGACCCAGTTCTAAAAACTGTGAAAAAGTGGGTAGAAGAGTATAAAGAAAGACAAGAGCTCAAAATACAAGAAAATCTTGAGCGTCGTCTTAGCAAAGAAGCAAGACGTAAGATAGATGCCAAACTTATGTCCGTTACATTTGGATTAGCTGCTCGATTGTTTTGGACAGGCTTTAGCTGGAAAAACCCAGTCGGAACAACATTTACAGTACTCAACATAGGACGTTTTAAAAACATTATCCCAGAAGAACTGGGATCGGCCCAAGGATTCTCAGAGCAGGTAGGCTATGGTTTTGTAAACCAATTAGGTTCTAATGTAAAAGGACTTGCGATACCAAATCCATCGACTGGCATACCGCCATTCACCTGGACAGGATATCTATAATAGATTAAGTATACTATTTATACAAAAAGCCAATTATGAAACTAAGTCAATTTAAGTCCATGTTGCGTGAACTTATCCGTGAGGAGGTTCAAATCGCAGTGCGTACCGAAATCAAAAAACTTAACGAAACAAAGCAGCCTACCAGAACCAATCCGGTAGCATCAAGACCATCTCCACAACCACAGAGAACAAATCCATTAGTGACATTGGATGAGCCGTTTACTAAAGTAGGAGGTCCATTAGGCGACTTACTAAATGAAACAGCACAATCCATGACTGGTTTTGGAGAAGAGTTAGTAGAGCAAGCAAACCCGGACTTTCCTACAATAGGATCAGCAGCAACAGATATGTTTGTAAAGGATTATTCCTCTATCTTAAAAAGATCGGAGGAGTTAAGTAATCCAAATTTTAGACCTTAATGGCATACATAATACAAGTAAATCCAATTGATGCTGAGCTTAATGTTGCGTTAGGCTTGGATCTACCAATGTCTACAGCAAATGGTACAGGGTTTAAGCAAAATTACTTAACAATAGATCAAGCTGTAGCAAATGCTAAAAATCTACTAAGAACAGAGCCAGGAGAGAGAGTAATGTTGCCACAATTTGGTTGTGGACTTAGACGCACTCTATTTGAACAGCTTACAGACCAGGCATTGGTAGAATTAGATAATCGTATACGAAATAATTTTGCAACTTTCTTACCGTACATATTTATTAATGAGCTGCAAATCACACCAAAACCAGACGACAACAAGCTATTAGTAAAGCTTGTCATTAGTTTAGGTGAAGGAGGCTTTGACTCACGATCCATCTTAATAGAAGTAACAAATGGCTAATAAACTAATAAATAAGCAAACTGATATCAAATATGTCGGTAGGGATTTTGAGGCGTTTAAACAAGGTCTTATAGAGTTTGCAAAGGCGTACTACCCTAATACTTACAACGACTTTAACGAAGCATCTCCAGGAAGTATGTTTATTGACATGGCTGCATATGTTGGTGATGTGCTATCGTACTATACGGATTATAACTTTAGAGAGAATTTTCTTAACTACGCACAAGAAAAGCGCAACCTACTAGCAATGGCAGCTGCATTTGGCTACAAACCAAAACTATCAGTACCATCAACAGTAACATTAGACGTATTCCAGTTGCTACCAGCAACAGGTGTAGGCGCATCCACAGCACCTGATTTTAGTTATGGCTTGCGAATTAGAGAAGGTATGGAGGTGAGGACTGGAGATCAAGCTACATCTTTCCGAACAACGGCTAACGTAGATTTTACAATCAACACACAAGAATCTCCAACCGAGATATCAGTCTACAGCTACGATACTACAACCGGAGCTATTAACTACTACTTAGCAAAAAAGACAGTAAAAGCAATTAGTGCTCGAGCAGTAACAACAACATTTACAATAAATGCATCCACTAGATTCCAAAAAATCCTATTACAAGATGAAACAAATCCATTAATAGGTATACAAAGCATTGTTGATGCAGACAATAATGTCTGGTACGAAGTTGATTACTTAGCTCAAGACACAATCTTCGAAAGAATAGAAAACACTGCATACAATGACCCAAACTCAGCAGTATTTACAACGGAGACACCTTGGTTGCTAAAACTAAAAAAAGTCCCAAGACGTTTTATTAGTAGAATTACTGAGGATGGAATTGAAATCCAATTTGGAGCAGGCACCTCCTCCAACCCAGACGAAGAGCTATTAGCAACACCAGAGCAAATAGGTTTAATTTTACCTAATGGAAAGCTCGATACAGATGCATCACTAGATCCTTCTAATCCACTACTAACAAGTACGTACGGCTTAGCACCATCAAATACTATCCTAACAGTAACTTACTTAATAGGTGGTGGTGTGCAATCCAACGTACCATCTAATACTATAACAGAAGTTGTATCAGTAGATACATCAGAAACAGCACTTCCAACATCAACTCCTAACCTTAACAATGCTATTGTACAAAGCTTAGCTGTAAACAACGCAGAAGCAGCTAGTGGAGGTCGTAGTGAGGAGACCTTAGAAGAAATTCGTCAAAACACATTAGCACAGTTTGCATCGCAAAACCGAGCAGTAACTCGTGAAGATTATATAATAAGAGTTTATAGCATGCCATCTGTTTACGGATCAGCAGCAAAAGCCTATATAATGCCAGATGAGCAACAAAATATAACTTCAATAGACTCAAACGATACAGTAGCAAATCCATTAGCATTAAACCTATACTTACTTGGATACGATAATAACAAAAATTGCGTAGCACTAAACAGAGCAGTAAAAGAAAACGTTAGAAACTACCTAGGTCAGTTTAGAATGCTAACAGATAGTGTAAACATTCGTGATGCATATGTAATTAACATAGGTGTTAAGTTTGAGATAATTCCACTACCAAGCTTTAACGCTAACGAGGTATTACTAAAAGCAATAGAAGCTACAAAGAATTACTTTAACATTGATAGATGGCAAATAGGGCAGCCTATTATGACAAGCGATTTGTATAACTTACTATTTAATGTTGACGGTGTACAAAGCGTATCAAGTCTAAAATTAACAAATCTTAACGATGCATCACTTGGTTATAGCGATGTTGTTTATGACATATCATCTGCAACTCGCAACGGAATAGTGTACCCAAGCCTAGATCCTGCAATATTTGAAGTGAAGTATCCAAACACAGACATACAAGGACGTATAACAAACTACTAAGATGATAAGAGCGTTTTACAATCAAAAAGATGCAACAATATATGAGCAACTAACTCAACTAAACACTGGGTTGGATAGCATATTAGATGTTCAAAAAGTAGAAGTAAGTGCAACAACATCATCTTATTTTAATTCAAGAGTTTTAGTTAAGTTTGATACTAGCGATATACTTAACACGTTAGGTGGAGCAACAGCAACAGGAAGTGCTACAAAGTACTATCTAAAATTATACGCCACTGAACCATCAGAAATACCAGTAAGCTACACACTATATGCTTACCCAATTACAGGTAGCTGGAATATGGGAACTGGTAGATATGGATCAATACCTACATCAAGTAATGGTGTAAGTTGGCTTTATAAAGCAAATAGCTCAACACCATCATCAGCCTGGGTAACAGGAAGCCATGCAGCCAACACAACTGGTAGTTGGTCTTCAAACAAAGGAGGAGGAAATTGGTTTACCAACTACGCAGCATCACAAAGCTTTGATTATAGTCTGGCAGATATTGAGATGGATGTTACATCGATCGTAAAGGCATGGATAAGCGGATCAATTCCAAACGAAGGATTTATACTCAAAAAGAGCGATACAGACGAGCAGAGTACAAGCACGTTCGGCAGCTTAAAGTTTTTTAGCAAAGATACACACACCATCTACCAACCTAAATTAGAAGTTAGGTATGACGATTCAATTTATCATGCATCTTATTCGCTCGTTGATTATACAAACGAAGTCTCAGTTGATTTAACAAATCTACAAGACTTTTATCCAGAAGGAACCACAGCAGCAATAAACGTGACTGCTAGACCTAAATTTCCACCGCGTACGTTTGGAACAAGCAGCAACTACCTTGACAGATATCAACTCGTATCATCAAGCTTTTACAGCGTAGTTGATGCACATTCTCGCGACATCGTAGTGCCTTTTGACGAAGAGTATACAAAGATAAGCGCTGATAGTAGAGGAAATTACTTTAAACTAAATTTTGATTCACTACAACCAGAAAGATACTACAAACTTTTAGTAAAGACAAAGGTATCCAATACTGAGCAGTATGTATATGATAAGAATTGGATTTTTAAAGTTGTGAAGTAATTATAATGATTGATCCATCGGTTTACAAATACCTACGAGATGCGACATCCCAAACACTACAATCAAAATTAATTGTAGATTTAGGTGATAGCATATCTACTCCAATGAGTGGAAACATTGGGTCATTAATATCCAATACATCCACTATAAATGAAAACCAAACAGAGTATACACTCTACCCATTTGAGCTAAACGACCCACCAGTAATCACTAAGTCTGTCTTTGATGCATCAACACCTAAGATAGTACCAATACAAAACTGGACACCAGAGCAAAAGGCAATGTATATAGATGGCGAAAAAGTCATTACAATAACAAAAGGTAGTAGGGTTGTTTTGGGAGTAGAGGCACAACAACCAGAAGTCCTTAATGTTAACAACGGAATACCACAAATACTACCACCAACAGGAGACCTAACTTACACTTGGTATCGTAATGGGACGTTTATTGCCACACAAACAGGCAGTGCTCAGGTAACTGGATCCACCTATGTAATCGAACCAGTAGATTTTATACACGCAGGCACGTACTCATGCACCATCGAAAACGATGTTGGCGTAACTACAACTAGCGCTATAACTTTACAAGTATTTAACCCAACAAATACAGACGGTTTATTATTTGCAACAAATCGTGTACAAAATCCAAACGTAACATCTGGAACTGACGGATGGGTTGGGTCAATAGGAGCTGTAGAAAGACGAGAGTTTTCTATGGGACAAACAACGGTACAAGCATCAATTGACACAGCTATCTTAGAGCACAAAAAGCTAAATAGTGTAACTAACACAGGATTCATTCCGCAGATGCTCACACCATATCCTCCTGATGTGAAGTATAGTACTACTATTGATCCTACTACAAACACACCATTCACATATCAATCTTTGATTCAAGGACAGGGTGGTTTTTTAACAAGAGAGCCAATCGTATATCCAATGGCTGACGGTAAGACAGAAGTACTTGCGTATCAAGACATTGACCTTACTGACACACAAGATTATATTAGTGGAAAGGTGTGGGGAGTAGATGGGGTAAAGGCTTATTTTAGCTGCTACCTTGGTAACGCTGTTACTAGATATCTACCAATAACTGATATGGTATCAAAAGAACAGAGAGAGACTTACGAAAAGTATTGGCATGGTGCACCAAGATTAACTCCAGAAAACATAATCATTTCTGGGGTACCTCTTGTGGAAGAAGAGCTTATTGTATACATACAGGAGTATAAAGATGCAGAATTACTACAAAGTACTGTATACGATCCAACCACAGATACAGAGTTGGCATCATTTGCACCATCTCTAAAAGATCCTTTGACAGAAGCAATTGAGTACGTAAAGGCTAACAACTTAGCAAGTGAGCCTTATAGTACCCAAGATGGATTGGCTTCTTTAGCACCAAATACAACTGCAAATGTTATTGCACGAGCGTATCAAAGATTATATCCATCTAACACAAGTAATGTAGGAGAGCATTATAACTACGGTCAAATTGCACAACATAAAGAGCTTGTTATTTCAAAGTTGAATCCATTCACAAATAAAGTAAGAATTACTCTAAAGTTTATATTAAAAACCGAGAGAGCTGCTGAATTGAGCGAAGAAGCTTATGGCCTAGGCAATATGCTTGAGCAAGAAACTTGGAGAAAAGTAATAAAGCGAGGAACACTTGAGCCATATACTGGTGAGGAGGGTTTTGTGATTAAAGAAATTAAAGCTTTGGAAGGATATGCAAGCTCATCAATACAGCAATGCCTGCTTGATGGTAGCGTATCTCGATTACTTGCAACAGGATTTAACTTTGTAATGCATCCTATCGCTCCTAATACTGTAGCCAACAATTCAAACAATGGTTACTTGAGTGGAGTAAGGTACACAAGATCGACAAACATTAGAACACAGGCATCAGGTTTAATTAACGACGGTCCATATATTACAAAATATCTTCCTGGATACGACGAGTTGAATTACATAAAATTTGTTTTAAAAACTCCACGAAACCCATCACTAGATCCAAACCTACAACCTGGTCAAATTCCTAATTGGGCACCAACCTCAAGTTGGTTGGATTACAGAGATACCTGGACTGCAAATATCGTCACACAAAAGTATGATTTGGTAAATCAACAATATGTTGAAAATGCAGAATTACTAACACAAGGAGATATTAACAAAGTTGAATCGATATATTCGTTAAACCAAAACTTTGTGCTACCGCATTGGAATGGAGCAGGCTTTACTTTAAATTCGTTAGTTGAACCTAACAATCCAACATCAATTAGTGTTTATAACGAACGCTATAACAACAACGCTTATCCACTACCATTCCATTCACAAACAACAGCATTAAGCGAGTTAAGAGGCTACAGTCGAAATGGTCTATATTTAGAAACACCTCCACCACCAACAAGAGGAGGCTATGTTGAATCTAGCATAAACAACTACCCTCCAACAAGCATAACATCAAAGCCAACTCAATTTAGTCTCCGCGAATGGGCAGAGCCAGGATATAGAGATTATTGGCGATGGGCAGTGAAGAATCCTGATAACAAACACTTGAGATACGCTAAAACATTTAAGGTGTATTTTAAACTATATCACATTAATGAAGATGGATCCTTGGATGCAATAAACGAAGTAGCAAAGTATATGGTAGCAAATAGCCCAATTACACTACGCTATGCTGATTTTATTAACGAACTGTCTCCACGCTCAAGTTTTGTAAACTTCGCTGCAAGAGATTACTTTGAGCCTAGAAACGCATTTATTGCTGTTAGCAAAATGCAACAAGTATTTTGGCTTGAACCTCTACAGACCAATGACAATTACACACTATGGAATGCTCAACCACCAGCAGGAAGGGTATATACAGACGGTGCAACTTCTACTGAAACCTTTATCAACGACCATTACGATACAACTGATGTTGGTTTACTTGACTTTGCGTTTGGAAAAGATGGCGGACCTTACGAAAATCAAGTATTTATTTACGAGTACGAGATACAATCAACGTATTAATTGTAAATGATAAGAAATTACAACATACCTCCCGAGGCTTCTTTGCAAAAAGGAACTCAAATAGACAACTTTCAGTTACTACGTAGAAGAAGTCAACCGCCAATACTTATTGGCCAACCCATAGACAACGTATTCCAATTCAAGTACCAGCAAGTTAATGGAACGCCAATACTTGTGCAACCCGTAGACAACACAGTATTTCTATACCAGAATACACCATTCTCAGTAACAACCTTAGCAGTCGATCCATCAAACCTTATTGATATAGTTGGTACTGGAAGTTTGACGTATGTATGGAGGTTTAATGGAGAAGAAATCTACGCAACAAATAATCAAAATCAAAGAAAAGGATCGCCTACTTTAAGAGTGTTTGAGCAGCAAGCAACTCCTAATATAAATGGAGCTTATGTATGTGAGGTTTCAAACGATTTTGGAACAACCGTATCGTCTGAGTTCAATATTGAGATTGTCGATCCTACAAAAATTCCACTATACTATACCAACTTAATTAAAAATGGTTGTGGAGAAGCAGGTCTATCAGATTGGGAGGCAAGCGATCGAATTGCAGTAAACGAATTTTCAGAAGCTTTGTGGGAAAACAATAACTTTGGATCAATGCCAACAGTGTTAACAAGCAAGACGTTTGTTATAAACCAAGATGGCAGTGAATCGGTAGTATATGCCGATCGACAACCAATGTTGCCGTTTAAGTTTCTCAAAAATGCTAACTGGGCAAATTTAGAAAGGTTTTTTGACGATACGCAATTTGCAACAAATATAGAATTTGCAAAATGGTGGAGATATAAAAAACCTAATTTAATACAAAACGAACATCCACAAGATCCATTTGCATCATTCTTCCCATCGCTAAAGCATGTAGATGATTACAACGAGAATAGTAGCACAAATGGATTAATGAAGTCATTTGCAGTATCATCAACCTACTTTACAAGAAAGCCCATAGAGTTCAAATCAAACGCAGAACCTAAAATTGCCACAATGACCCAAACCATTGACTTGACGCAATACAAGAGTCATCTTGATGGGTATGTTGTTGGTATTAATGAGGTTGTAGGTAGATTTTTTTGCTACGTGGGATTAGGATTAGACAAGTACGAATACGAGCTTGTAGTGTCTAGTGTAGGAACAAATGGTGGTGCAAACGCGCAGATTGCAACCGGGTTTAATGAGATAGTTCAAGCTGTACCAAGCCTCCAAGGAAAGATCCCAGACGACATAGCGCTGTGGAATAGTGTGTATACTGAGATTGCAAGCCAAGACTCCATCCTAATACCTGAGGAAACTCTCATACCAAGAGTAGCTCAGGGTTATGTAGATGCAGGAGGTATATTTGTTGATCAGCAAACCGTTATATCTCCGACTTCAAAAGGCATACCAACATACAACAGCTTTGTTGTTAGTGCAAAAACCTTTGAAAAAATAATGAATGGAGACACAGAAGCTGAAAAAATCCTATTTGATCAGTTAGGAACAATTGAGAGAATTAACTTAAGGCCTAAAGTTCATAACAGTGTGTCTATTCAGTTAGCAGCAATAATAGAGGATACATTAACTCTAACTACATCAGAAGTCCCTGTAGAGACAATAGAAGGTCCAGGATTAAACGAATTAATGGCTGTAAAAGAAAAGGTATTATTATCTTACATGATTGATCGTGTATTCAAACGTGCAGGAACGTTTGCAGGAAAGATACCGGTATATTACGGCAATAAAAAGTTTTGCGACATAGGGCTTGGATCGATACAATTTAACGCAGAGTTTGTTAAAGAGAAAATGCAAAACTACCCACAAGAATACTACAGTTTAGACTCTATACTAGATAGTGAGTTTGGGAGCGATCCTGGAGTACAGGCGTTTTTTGCAGTTGGTAAAAACTTTAGTGTGCCACAATTCACAAGATTACTAAGAGTGACAGTGAATATGAGTCACGAATCTATTGCCTACAACAACACACAACCAGATACAGGGGAGCTGACTTGGGCTAACAGTATAATATATGATGAGCATTTTGGTAAGATAAATGAAAATGGACAATTTTTTGAAGCAAATTATCCAAAAGTAGCTATAACACAAATGAAGTTGTGTTTATACGATAACACATATAAGCGATATTCCAAGTTTCCAACTTACTTTATACCGAGAGCTCACATACTAAAGCAAAAATTAAAATATATGGAGCAGTATCCGTTGGATGATTCACAAAGTCCTTCGTATAGTTACCAACAAGGACCAGTTGGAGTAGTAGATTATTCGGATGACACACCGGCACCACTCAACATAACTAATCCGGATTTAATTAACATAACTCAATCAACTGGATCAATAGTAGGAGCAGCTGCAGTTAGATAATTTAACTAAAGCCATATTTATACTCAACAATGGCAAAACTAACACCAGACCAAAGACAGAATCTAGATAGAGCACCCTCGACAGAGCTAGGTACTAATTCACCACTATCTACACGTCCAAGAGTGGATGCAGCTGGAAGACCCGTACAAGCAATTCCTAATACTGCAGACGTAGCACCAGTACAAGTGATAATATCTCCCGAAGAATTTGGAGCTTATAAGAATAATACAAAATTTGTTCATCCAAACGATGTGGTGTTGTTGGATGTTTACGATAGGACTGGAAACTACCTAGAAACATTACCAAACGACGATTCAGACACCGCAGAGTTTGCAATTACACAAGACGGAAAGCTGTCTATTGACTTAGAAGAGCAGTTAAAAAAGTATAACTATCTTGCAGGAGAGTTTACGGTTGATTTAAGAGCAATAAGAAACTACTTAGGTAGCTTCAATGGCCCAAAACTAATCATCCAGGAGATTTCAAACGATCGTTTAGAGTTTAGAGCTATACCTGCAATAACAACTGGAGTTGTCGATAGTGTTAATCAATTAACTGAGAACGACTTTTTATTTCAATCTTTTTTTGCAAGTGATTTCCTGCAGTTTGATAAGAAAAAGATACTACCCGGACTTAAAGTAAACTGGTCATTACAAGAATCGTCAGAGATATTTGACTATGTGCAAGACACTTTTACTATACAAACCTCTCCGTATAGTATTATTTTCAAACTAATAACGCCTCTACCATCAAACATAACAGTTGATAGCTTTGTTTGGATAACACAAGATGTAACAGAGACCATTACGCAAAACGTAATAATACTTCCAGAATTACCGCAGCCTAAGAAAACCTATATAGCTGGTCCAAATTTTGACACTAACATCAAGAAAGGCTTACAACAACCTACTGAGTACAAAAACTGGAATACAATACTTAGCTATGCAAGCTCAAGTATAATTACAGCAATGTCGCAATCACAAGTGGAAGGAGTGCCTCTCAACGTAGACTACTCACGCTTTGATAATTTTGTACACTTTGGTAGTGCACAATCCCGCATAGAAAACTTTGTAGAAAA